GCGTAGGAGGTTTAAGTGGCTTTCTCAGGCACAACTACATTCGAGAAATTTCTCTCGATCGATGATATTATAACTGAATCTTTTGAAAGATTAGGATTTTTTGATTATTCAGGTAATGATTTAAGATCTGCTAGACGTTCTTTAAATATAATGTTTCAAGAATGGGATAATAGAGGTTTGCATTTTTGGGAAGTAGCTAGAACAGCGATATCATTAAATGCTAATCAAAACGAATATACGATTTTTAGATCTCCGTCGGATGGAAATGCCGATGGAATAGATACAACTTTAACGTCTGGTATTTTATCTACAGCCACTACAATTCCTGTTGCATCAACTAAAAATATGAATGCTGCTGGAAAGATTAGAATTAACTCTGAAGTTATATCCTACACATCTATTTCTGGAAATAATATTATTTGTCCAGCTTCTGGACGTGGAGCAGATGGTACAACAGCTGCAGCTCATAGTAATGGAGATGCCGTTGTAAATTTTGTTGATATGGTTTCAGATATTTTAGAAGCAAGTTTTAGAAACACAAGTGATGTAGATACACCTCTTTCAAAAATTAACAGATCACAATATCAAGCTTTTTCAAATAAAACTTCAACAGGTCAACCATCACAATATTTTGTTCAAAGATTTATAGATAAAGTTACAATAACTTTATATTTAACACCTGGTTCTAGTCAAGCCAGTGATTTTATTTATTTTTATTAT